GCTGCTATCAATAGTTAGTAGTGTCTCATTTAGTAACTGGTCGGCAGTTGAACGATTTTCTATAATCATAGTAGTTGCTACGTTCCCATCCGCATGAAACAGTCCGTTCCTATGTTTAGATAAAAAACTGTACGAATCCTCTATCGCTTTAACTGTTCTTGGGCATGATATTAAGCTAATTGCATCGGAATTAAGTGAATACGGCTTTTTACCTGTCAAATAAGTTTTAAATCCATCTCGACCAACAATAATTCCATTTTCTGCAAATAATTGTTTTATGTAAGCCTCTAAGCCCCTTAGGGCAGGCATTACAAATAAGGAATAATCATCTAGCTCAATGTTGATTCTTCTTAAAGCTAAAGAAGGTGTCAAAACAGATTTTGTTTTTTGATGTAAGAAATCATAAGCATGTGGTAACGCCGATTGTAGTTCATCAAGAATTTTATTTGGTTCATATTTGACATTAATAGATTCAAATTGAGGTTTCACAACTTGTTCATAAGGCAGTAATTCACATAAAATTTCTATTAAATCTGAATACAGCATTATTGGCTTTCCTTGAACCTGCATTGCTCCTTTCTTACTAAAAAACTTTATAGTTAACTTGTCCCCATACTCACCAACACAATGATGCTGGATGCCCCCTGAAATAATTTTTGATTCAGATTTAGCATTACATTCATCGACAAGATATTCAATAACACTATTAAAATCTGTTTCACTAATACTGAAATATAGGGAAGTATTAGCAGCATCACTAATTGAACAGTTATTAACAATCAAATCAGCGATTTCTTTACTTTTCGCTTGGTTTTTCCCCCTAGATACACTAATGGTCGTTGTTGCATCTTGGTTATAATATAAAACCAGCAAAGCAGTAGGCTCATCCGTATAAGAAATTTCAATATGTCTTTCGATGCCTTTTTCAATAGGCTCAGAACAAGATACCCCTAATGCTTTAATTGTGGGAATTATCTTGTTTCTGTCCAGCTTTAATTTACTGTATGCCATTCTATTTCTTAATTTTTGTTTAAAATTTTGACTTCGTATTATGGGGCATGAGGAGCTATCTATAAACACATAAGACGTAAAAACTGTTTTTTCATCTAAAGTCTACTCAATTTTTCGGAAAATTGTCACCATAAAATTCAATAATCTCATAGGCTTTCAGTAATTTTTTGGCTTATCGAAAAGTTAAATTTCGCCTAAATTACTAAACCGTGCGATTAGATGTTCTGCCGCGCTGTAGGCAATCTATCGCGCATGAAAACACAAAATCAAATTTTCCATTTTTTAGCTGACTTTCAGTTGTCGCAACCCACAGCAAAAGGCGAGCGCACCTTTTCAGGTGTTGCCTATGCAGGTGGTGTGATTACTGACCACTCATGGTTTAAGGCTGTAGCCTTTGATTTAGCTACCACTCAAGCTGAAACCCCACTGCCACTGCTTTTTAATCACAACGGCTCACCGATTGGCGTGATTGAAACCGTGTCCATCGGTACGCAAATCGAAATCGCAGGACGGCTGTTTGCAGATATTGACCCCGTTGCCAAAGACATCGCTACCAAAGCTGACCGTGGCATTGTCTGGCAACTCTCCGTTGGCATCTTTCCAGCCGAAACGGCAAACCTCAATTCCAACCAACAACACACTATCAATGGGCAATCGTTCACAGGCGAAATCACTTTGCTCAAGCAAAACCGCATTCGTGAAGTGTCATTTGTCACGATGGGCGCAGACGATAAAACCCAAGTCACCGTTTTTAACACCACGCAAAAAACACAGGAATCCACCATGACACCCGAAGAAATCAAAGCCCTGCAAGACGAAAATGCACGGCTTAAAAACGAAAATAGCCAATTTAAAGCCGACGCAGAAGCGGCACAAAAATCAGCGCGTGAAATCGAAGTGAAAAATTTATTCAGCGCGTTAGGTCGGGAATATAGCGACACCACAGCAGCACCGTATTTTAGTTTCACTGCTGAACAATTTGCCGCTGTTTCAAAAGAACTACTGGCACAAAAAGACACGCAAAAACCCAATCTGCCAGCGCATTTATTTAGCACGCAAGCCACCGACGGCGCAGAGCAACAGCCAACCACACCCGTTGTAATTGATACCACGGCGATTTATCACCAAATGAATGCACGAGGTTCTAAATAATGCCAAACGTAAAAACCGAAGGCGTTTATGGCGCAGAGTTTTTGTTATCAAATGAAGAAACACTCTCGCTCGATAAGGGCGTTTTAATCTCAGGTCAAAACCTCAACGTCGGCACGGTGCTGGGCAAAATCACGGTATCGGGCAAATACACCCTGCATAACAACGCCGCCAGCGATGGTAGCGAAGTTGCCGCAGCCATTTTATACAACACCACCGATGCCTCTGCTGGCGACACCGCTTGCACCGTATTAACAAGGCTTGCCGAAGTAGCCGAAGCGAAGCTGATTTTTAAATCAGGCATTAGCGTGGCAAACAAAGCAGCGGCGATTGCAGCCCTTGCTACCCAACACATCATCACGAGAAGTTAATCATGTTACTTGATCCCTTTAAAGGCGAAGGCTTTACGCTGAACAGCCTCACGGCTGCCATTAACAACATTTTGTACACGCCAACGGTGATTGCCGAAAGCGGATTGTTTCAAAGTGCAGGCATTTCAACGCTCGACGTTTCAATTGAATCTGACGGTAAAACGGTTGGATTAGTCGCGGTTCAACCGCGTAATGTACCGCCACAAGTGGTGCTTGGCGATAAACGCAACATCCGTACCTTAAAAGTGCCGCATCTACCTGAACGGGCAACGATTATGGCTGACGAAGTGCAAGGCGTGCGTGCCTTTGGCTCTGAAAGTCAGGCAATGGCAATCAACACTGTGCGCGATGAACGCCTTGCCAAAATGAAACGGCAAATTGAATACACCATCGAGTCGCACCGATTAGCCGCGATTATGGGCAGTTACTACGATGCCGCTGGTAATGTCAGCTCATTATTTACCGAATTCGGCGTTGCACAAACTACCGTCAATATGGGTTTAACCACGGCTTCCACCAAGGTTCGTATCAAAGTTCAAGAAGTCATCGACGCTGTTGAACTCGCGCTCGATGGTTTGGCATTTAGCGGCATCAAGGTGTATTGCGGGGCAACCTTTTGGAAAAACCTCATCGAACATGACGCGCTAAAACAAACGGTTTTGAACTGGAACGCCGCAGCGGATTTACGCAACGACCCGCGTAATCCGATTTCATTCGGCGGCTTATCGTTTGAACGTTATCGCGGCACATCGGTGGTAAAAATCCCTGACAACGAAGCCTATGCTGTGCCGATGGGTGTCACCGATTTATTCATCACCCGCTTTGCGCCTGCGAACTATTGGGAAACGGTGAACACTATCGGTGTGCCGTATTACGCCAAAGTTGAACCCATGGAAATGAACAAAGGCGTAAATATCGAAGCACAATCGAATCCACTCAATTTATGTACTCGCCCAGCGGCAATTATCAAATTGACGGAAGCGTAACGTGTACTGCACCAAACAAGACTTAATCGCTCGTGGTTGGGGTGATGAGATTGCGGGATTATCGGACAAGGCTGGCGAACTCGGTGGCGACATTAACGAGGCAATTTTAGAACAAGCCATCGCTGATGCCTGCGCCAAAATCGACAGCTATCTTGTCGGACTGATTGAGTTGCCGATTGCTACACCGAGTTCTCATGTTGTGCGCTGTGCGTGCGACATGACGCGCTTTTATTTGTACGACATCGGCGCAATTCCGCAAGTTCGGCAAGCCTACGAAGATGCGATTGATTTCTTTGAACGGGTGCATTTGCATAAATCGTCTTTACTCGCACTGCTTGGCGTGCCACCGCTTGATGCACCACCTGCGGTCGGTTTGCAAAAACCAATACTGACATCGCCACTGCCAACATTCACCGATGCGCTACTGGCGAAAATGTAATGGACATTAACGACTTTGTAGAGCGGCTCAAAGATGAATGCCCGTTGCTGAAAAAGAAGGTTTATGTGGTGTCGGATTTCGACATTGAAATGCCCACTTCAATCCAGCCGCCTTACGCCTTCATTATTCAAATGGATGAACACGGTGGCGAAATCACCAACGGCAAACTCGGTCAGCGTGGCTATTCTCAAGAGATGACGGGGCAAATCGGCGTGGTGGTTGCCGTTAAAAGTTTTAAAGACTTGCGCGGGGCTGAAAATAACAACGAACTGCAACAAATTCGCGCTGAAATTCATGAGGCACTACGCGGTTGGAAAGCTCCAAACACCACAGCAAAAGTTTCGTTTATGGCAGGCAGAGCTGCCTATTACAGAAACCTCACCACCTATTGGAGTGACGTTTTTCAAACAAAATTCATTTTTCAAAGCACCC